AGACTTAATAAGTTCAGTAGAGTATTGCGGTAGGTGATTGTCTGTACTGATAAATCCTACATTTTTATCATTCTCAAGTTTGGCTGTTCTGGCCCGTAGTTCACTTGAACTATAATTATGTTGACGTTTATGATAGTGTAACTCAATCCCATTATTAATACACCATTGTTTACCTGTAAAGTCCCTATTCAAATATTCGTCACTCAAGAACCGTACGTGAATAGTTTGAGTTTGTATTAGTTGTAACAGATCGTACTCGGTTTCGTAAATGAGAATTTCATCTACATACCTACAAGCCTGTAATTGTACATACCGTTCATATGCACTTTGTACAGGTTGATTTTTAACACCCGGACGGTCAACAGTAGGATCAATTTGCAATGCTACAATAAGATAATCACATAATTGTTTTTCCATCTTTAACATGGTCACATGGCCGGCGTGTAAAAAATCAAAACTACTACAGTTAAATCCAATTTTCACACTGAATCCTTTTTAGATAAATGAGGAGAGCCGTCAACCGGCCATTCAATTCCATATTTGTTCCATGTGAAGTTTTCTTCTGCTGCTTTATTATATGGAGCATCTACCACATATTGTACTATTGCTTCGTCAGATAATACTAGATATCCGTGGGCGTATTGTGGAGGAATTAATAATGCAGTTGTATTATCTAGAAAAATCCCAAACCATTTTCCAGTTTCGGGATCAAGTGCTACATCAAATATACTACCATAAACTGGCATTATCAGCTTGTATTGATTTTGTCTATGCATGCCGCGCAATACATCACGTTTGGAACTAGCAATATTCAATTGACGAAAATTACCACGCATCTGGTCGTGATTGATCTTCCATAGTTCACAAAAGTCACCTCGACTATCTTTGTATTTTGTATGTTCAATTATTTGTAATCCAGGTAACATTTCGCCGGACATAAGTTGATTATTCATTTTATTTCATCAGTAGACCCATTAGAATTAGCTTTTCCAAGTGGTCTATTGCTTTGTTAATAACATTTACATGAGTTTGGGTAAAGTTTGTAGTACGCAACCTACGCCCATTTACTTCAAGTTTGCTCAATTCAGTTACCATAAGTTGTATGTTTGTATACATCTTTTTCAAATCTGGATTATAGCCTATTGTATGGAGATCGGTTTTTAGTTTATCCGATACTTCTTGCCAATCTAAAGCAGTTTGAATTTGCATACTAGTAGTATACTCCCTATAGGTATTTATGTCAACCATTTACTTAACAATAAATAAGAACGTGAAACCCACAATCGCATTATTCTTGTACGACCCAAAATGCTCAGTGCAGTCAGGAAACGGAATAATGAAGGCATTAAGCCAACACTATAACTTCAAAATATTCAGCAAAAACATTCTAGAATACGATTTTTTTGACAATGTAGATATGATTGCTGTTCCCGGAGGAATAGGGGATGCTAGTACATTTGATCAACTATTCAAAAACAACGGTGATAGAGTACGAGAGTTCATCAATAATGGTGGAAGATATTTGGGTATTTGTATGGGAGCATATTGGGCAGGCAGTCATTACTTAAATGTATTAGATGATGTGGATGCGGTTCAGTATATCAACCAACTTGGAGCAGACACTCGCAGACCTCATGCCAAGAACTTAAGTATTACATGGAAGACTGAACCCATGAAAATGTTCTTTTATGATGGATGTGCATTAGTAGGCAACAAACATAAATTCAAAACAATTGCTACATATGCAAATGGTGATGCTATGGCAATATATCAAAAACGCATAGGACTAATAGGCTGTCATCCCGAATCAGAACAATTTTGGTATGATAGCTATAGCTATTTAAAGGGCAAGTGGCACGGTGGTGTACATCACACCTTGCTCTTAGATTTCACAAACGATTTAATGAAAAGGTAAAAAAGAGCCTTTCGGCCCTTAGTGCTGGTTACGAGTTCCAGCCTCCGCTCAATCTTGCGGTCGGTTTAGTGTAGTGCTAACTTTTTCCAGTCTGCACGAATCTTGTTTTTCACTGCTAGAGGTAATGCAACATAATCTAAGTCATCTGCTGCTTTATCGCCATTAGTAAACGCCCAATCAAAAAAGTTGATAGCAGTTTTAGCCGCTGTGGCATCAGTTGGTTTGGTATGCACAAGAATGAATGTAGCACCACTGATTGGCCATGCTTCTTTTCCCTCTTGATTAGTCAATATCTGATAGTATGTTTTATTCCAATCAGCATTTGCAGCGGCTGCTTTAAATGCATCTTCAGTTGGTGCTACCCAAGTTCCAGCACTGTTCTGCACGTTAACCCAGTTCATTTTAGTTTGTTTTACATAAGCAAACTCAACATATCCCAATGTACCAGGTAATTGACGAACCATAGCAGCAACACCTTCATTACCTTTTCCGCCTGCTCCTACTTTCCAATTAACAGCAGTACCGTCACCAATAGTGTCTTTAAATTCTTTGCTGACTTTGCTAAGATAGTTAGTCCAGATAAATGTAGTTCCAGACCCATCTGCACGACGAACTACTGTGATAGCTTGCTCAGGTAATGCTAATGTAGGATTTAATACCTTGATAGCATTATCATTCCATTTAGTGATTTTTCCTAAAAAGATATCAGCGATAACTGTGCCTGTTAGTCGTAACTGTCCTGGCTCAATCCCTTTAAGATTAATAACTGGAACAACTCCACCAATTACTGTTGGGAATTGAAATAGTCCACTTTCCTTTAGTTTCTCATCTGTAAGTGGCATATCACTTGCACCAAATGTAACTGTCTTAGCTTCAATTTGTTTAATTCCGGCACCTGAACCAACTGATTGATAATTGACGCGGATGTTAGTAGCTTTGTTATATTCACCTGCCCACTTTGAATACAAAGGAGTCGGAAATGTTGCTCCGGCTCCTGTAATTTCTTGCGCTGATGTAGCGAATGCTACCATTGCCAGCAGTGTCGTAAATAATTTTTTCATGTAATCTCCTTATATGTTACGCAAATATTTAGTGTTAATATTGTGACAGTAATATTACATAAGGCTAAAGGGGCGTTTAAGCCCCTTTATAATCAATGTGATTAGATTAGATTAGAAATTGTGTTCTAAACCTAATGCGTACTTAGTAGTTGTTACTGCTGCGTCTTCTTTAAGATAACGAGCATGAACCATTGTACGCTTACTTAAACTATATGAAGCACCTAAGTCAAATGCCTTAGTTGTATCATTTGTGCCATAGCTAGCAAGTGCCATCAATGAAGAAGTCAATGGTAAATTAACACCAATAGACTTACCACTTGAAGTTACGTTAGCAACTTTGTCATCAGAATATGTAGCAAAAACCATAGTACCTGTGTTGGCAACATTAACTTTTGCACCATAGATTGTTGAAGTACTAGTTGAGCCATTATCAAAATTTGCTACGGTAGCACTGATTGGTCCACTACTAAATTCAATACTAATAGCTTGAGCGTTATTAACACCTGCTGCTTCGCTATTGCTGATTACATAATTAGCAGATAATCCATTGATCGGAGTAACTGAAGCGAATACAGCGTTACTTAATCGTGAACCTTGAGCAGCATGAATTACCGCGGCGCTTGAACCGTATGCATTACCCATTGCATCATAGTTATCAAGTGTACGTGCGATAGTGTGCTTATCACGACCAACTCCAACTGACCACATTTTGCTTGATACACCTACAACAGAAGTTCTATCTCCCAATGTAGTTGCTGTTGGGGCATCTGCGCCAACACCAGTTTCAATTGTAAAGTTAGCGGTTAATCCGCCACCTAATGTTTCAGAGCCTTTTAAACCTAAACGACTTGCATCGTTGGTTAGTGCTGCTACTGCTGATGCAGAGCCAACTGTTACTGATTCTTCAAATGCACGTAACTTACCATAAATGGTGACTTGTGCTACTGATGCCAAAGATGCAGCAGCTAACATTGTCGCAATTGCGATTTTCTTCATATTAAATTTCCTTTTTTATAATAAACCTTTTCAGGGGTTAGAGTAATATTTAGTAGTAGAAATCATGTCAAATAAATTATGTATTCTCGCAAAGTAAGTATACTATTTGTGTAATATATGCTAATTGATAAAGGAAAAGACACCAAAGTGTCTTTTCTGCTATTTTTGGTTACAAGGTATAACTACCTCGTTTGGCGTCAAGCGTTAGCTGCAACCAAATATTGTGAGTCATTTGCATTTCTCTTTTTTGCTTCTACGACCGAGTAGAGCGTCTTTCTATACTATGGGTATAGCGACTACACTTTGCCCTCAATCCTAACGGCTTCTACATTGCCGGACTGTCCATTTCTTTACTCTTGACTCAATCGATCCTGTGTCAGGCCCATCAAAAACATTCTACTAGTGTCACTATTTCATACTTCGCCGTGCTGACTAAGCTACTTCAATCCGTGTGCCCTGCTATTCATGCAGACTGTCACTTGATCCAGCGATGAGAATGTTTATGGTGGACCTGGCCGGCACTGCCCCGGCTTCTTGAATCCTTTTCTTTCTATTTCATACAGTCTTAACTCTATAAA